TCTGGTTCTGCTACATCTGCGTCTAATTCTGCTACTCAAGCGCAAGCCTACGCTAGTTCTTTGCAATGGTCTGGCACGGTCAACATATCGGCTAACACAACGCTTAACGCAACTTATAGCGGTAAGATGATCGTTGTTGATACTACCGCTGGTAATGTCACCTTAACGCTCCCTTTAATCTCAAGTTTGACGTTACCAGTTGTCATAGGTGTTAAAAAAAGAACAGGCGATGCAAATACTGTTACGATTACAAGATCTGGATCAAATACGATCGACGCCGTGACAAGTAAGGTTATTTCCGTTCAAGGCGCATCTGTCTCACTGATCCCGAATATCTCAGGCGATTGGGCTACTGTAGATGCATCCCTTCCGTCAAGTGGCGGTGGCGGTCAACAATCGATTTATTTTTGCGGAACAACGACGACGGTTTCTAACGTTTGGACGGTTTCTAACCCTAATATTACAAGTTTATATGATGGTTTGGTTATTCAAGTTAAATTTGATCAAATTAACGGATTTAGCATAACAACGCTAAACTTAAATGGCTTTGGGGCGAAAGCAGTTCGCGCGGAAGGTAGCTCCGTTAGTTTTGGCGGTTTTTATGACGGCATAAACACAACAAATTTATATAGCTTGACATATTATCAAGGTTCTTGGTATTTAGCATCAATTGGAGCGGTTGGCGCTGCACCAATTTATATGAACACTTTATTTACAGATTCTACTGTATCATCAGGCGGTCTTTCTGGAATTGTATCAGGTAACTATAATTATATAATAGTTGATTCTGTAAGTGGAAATATTACCGGTCTTGGATCTTTGCCGTCATCTGGATATGGAACTCAGAAAACATTTTTATTTAAAGTTTCAGCAACTCTTGTTCATTCATCTAATTTTATTCTTCCAATGTCTCAAAATTTAACAGTTCAAGCTGGTGATGTTTTGAGTTTTAGATATTATGTTGGTGTATGGACTTGTGTTAATTATTATCGGGCGGATGGTCAATCTCTCCTACAGTCTTACGAAGCTGGAAAAATAGAATATTTTGCAGGTAATACCGCCCCTCTTGGGTTTTTAAAAGCTAATGGCGCGGCCATTTCTCGAACAACATATTCAAGATTGTTTGCGTATATGGGTACAACTTTTGGAACTGGTGACGGGTCTACAACATTTAATCTACCAGATATGCGAAGCGTTTTCCCTCGGGGCTGGGATGACGGCAGGGGGCTTGATTCTGGTCGTGTTTTTGGGTCGTATCAGGCTGATGATTTTGCAAGCCATAATCATTTTGTTCAAGGAAATGGTGGGGGTGGGGGAACATCTGGTTTGTCTGGCAATACGGGGGGTGGTCCTTTTGGGGGCGTAAATTCTAATAGCACTGGCGGTACTGAAACCCGTCCTAAAAATATTGCTTTATTGGCTTGTATCAAATATTGAGGTCATTATGGAAGAAGATTTAAATTTAGAAGAAATTTCGACTGAGGAATCCTCATTAGTTGAATACCCGCCTTTTATTATTGTTTATCAATGTAATTATGATTGGGTGTATATTGGCGAAACTCAAGCGGATTTGTCACCCCTTGAACAAGGTGTTTATTTAATCCCTTGTTTATTTAATCCCTGCTTTTGCCGTTGAAACGCCTACCCCGCCTTACGACGCAGAAAAACAATTTTGCGAATGGAACGGGTCTGAATGGCTTATTAAGGAAATCCCAGTTCCTCCCCCTCCCCCTCCTCCGTCTCGAGATGAAATTATCAAAGAAAAAACATCTCAAATTATGTTAACCCGTGACAAGCATAATACAGGCGGTGTTTTTGCTCTTGATCATTGGTGGCCCACAAATCTTGTAACCATTCCCCAATGGAATTATCTTCGAGATATGGCTAGAGAAATCAAATTTGATGGCGGTGACATGGACGCCGTTATGACCGATATCGGTGGCAATCCTTTCAACTGGCAAACGCTCGATAACGGGGATATCGGATTGACCGCCAATATGGTTGTCACGATTACCAACATGGGCGCGCGAAACGTTAATCAGAATTCACAAAACGCCAAACGCCATATAACCAATCTTAACGCCTCTGAACATCCGGAAGACTATGATTATTCTGACGGCTGGACAGATATTTACGAAGGTTGAACCGTTGCATATTTTGCAACAGTTTCTATTTAGGAAATTGTTACAGAATAAAGGGGGGTGACAAATTGTCACCAACCCATAGGTGATTTTTAAAGGTATCGAATTCGACACCTTTAAAACAAAATCAACCATTTTAATAACAACATTAATATGGTAACTACCACTTTCGCATGTTCATTAACTTATTGAAGTGATTATATTTTTACAAAATTCAGTCATTCGAAATTCCCGAATAACTGAAAAAATAAAAGTGGTTCTTTCCAAAATAGAAATAACCACTGAACTACCGAGGTTTTCTCGTAAGTTGATCATTTACCTTGGTCAAAATCAACAAATGATCATAGCAAATGATCAAAAAAAATATGATAAGATAACCGAGAAATTGCAGAGAAATTGCAAAGAGATTGCAAAGAAATTGCAGAATAAAAAAATAAAATATATAATTATATCAATGTTTTATCTTTTTAAGATGCATATTAATTGCAAAGAGGTTGCAGAATAAAATTAGAGGTGTTTATGAAAATTGCTTTTTACAAAGGCACACGCCCGTTCCCACAAAGCTTGTTTAATATGGGTGTTAGATGGTGGACAGGGGGGATATACAGCCATTGCGAGATTGTTTTTAGCGACGGCTTAAGCGCCTCATCGTCTTTCATTGATCAAGGCGTACGGTTTAAGAAAATAGAATATGGTGAAGATAATCAATGGGATATCTTGAATCTTGATCAATTTGACGAAGCCGTCACAAGACAATGGTTTATTGATCATGAACAAGAAAAGTATGATGTGTTAAATCTCTTAGGGTTTTTTTGGAAGCGTAAGGACGGATCAAAGAAAAAATGGACATGCTCTGAGGCTTGTGCATCGGCTCTTGGTCTTGAAGAGCCATGGCGGTATGACCCCAATTCACTTTATTCTATGCTAACCTCAATAAAAAGATTATTATAATGATAACTATAGATTTATTAAAGAGGATTAAGGTGGGATCTTTTGAACAGATAATTGGGAAAATTGTAATTGGATCCGCTGCGCCTGTCGCTATCGCCATGTTTACATTTCTCGCTGATATCAAGAGTGCGGTCGATAAAAGCATTGCCATTCAACAAGAATATAAAATTTACCAAGAAGCAAACAACAAAGAACAGGCTGAATCAATTCAAAAACTTACGCTTGAACTCCTTAGTAAGAAAAACGTTGATGATCGACAAGACGAGGATATCAAGGTTTTAAAGGCACAGCTTCAAGCAGCGGTTACACAGAAGCCAATACAAAACGAAATAAAATTTTTAGAAGAGAAAAATAAAATTATAAAATAAACCTAAGCATTGTTTTTTATAAAAATAATATTTGTTATAATAAATACTTCTTTTAAAAAGGAGTGTTTTATGTCCATTGATCCTAGAAAAGTAAACTTTACAGACATCGTCACGATGACCCAAACCGTTTTTGGTGAAGCCCGTGGGGAAGGTCGCGAAGGTCGGATAGCCGTTGCAAACGTGATTTTAAACCGGCATAAACGCGCAAAAACAAGAAAACAATTCGGTGGGGAGACTATCGAGAGTGTTTGTTTAGCCCCTTTGCAATTCTCGTGTTGGAATAAAACAGATATAAACTATGCGATTATTAATGAAGTTGATTTTGTGACGAACAAATCTTTTTTGGAATGTTTAGCTATTGTTTTTGGCGTTTTAACTGGAAAAATAAAAGACAACACAAGCGGGGCTGATCATTACTATGCTTGCACAATCAAAGCCCCGCCCGATTGGTCAAAAGCTGGCTTTGATAAAACGGTTATTGGCAATCACGTTTTCATGAAAGCTTGATCATGTCCAAGAAAACAAAAGCTTTTTTAGCGGTTGGTGGTATTGCTGTTCTTTATGAAGTTTTATTAAAGCCAGTCGCTTTAAATTTTGGATTACCATTGCCTGAAGTTGATTATTCTTCTGTCTATGATTTTGTATCAGGAGCTTTTTAAATGATTAATATCGATCATTCTAGGGATGACCTTCTTACCGATTTTGGCAAAGCAACCTTAGAAGATCGATATCTTTTAAAGGGTGAATCTTTTCAAGACATGTTTGCCCGTGTTGCGCTTGCTTATGCTGATAACAGAGAGCACGCACAACGGCTTTATGATTATATCTCTAAGCTTTGGTTTATGCCGTCAACGCCTATTCTTTCAAATGGCGGGGCGGGTCGGGGCTTACCGATATCTTGCTTTTTAAATTCGGTTGAAGATGATTTAGATGGTATTGTATCGACTTGGAATGAAAACGTAGTATTGGCGAGCGCAGGTGGAGGCATCGGAACCTACTGGAGTAATGTGCGGGGCATTGGCGAACGGGTTGGAAAGGTTGGCAAGACGTCAGGAATCATACCTTTTATAAAAGTGATGGATTCTATGACACTTGCCATTAGTCAAGGAGCGTTGAGAAGGGGATCCGCTGCCGTTTATCTTAACATTCATCATCCAGAAATTGAAGAATTTTTAGAAATCCGAAAGCCTTCAGGGGACTTTAACCGCAAAAGTTTAAACATTCATCATGGCATCGCCATTACCGATGAATTCATGGAAGCGGTTCGCTATGATGCTGAATATGCTTTGCGAAGCCCTAAAACAAACGAGACAATAAAAACCTTAAACGCTCGTATGATTTTTCAAAAGATCCTTGAAATGCGCTTGCAAACAGGCGAGCCTTATATGATTTTTGTCGATACGGCTAACAAGCATTTTTCAAAACATCATAAAGAGCTTGGTCTTAAAGTCACAATGTCAAATCTGTGTAGTGAAATTCTTCTTCCTACAGGGATAGACCATTTAGGAAATAACAGAACAGCCGTATGCTGTCTTTCTTCTTTGAATGCTGAAACTTGGGATGAATGGCATGATCATCCCTTAATCATTGAAGATATTCTTCGTTTTCTCGATAATGTTTTACAAGATTTTATTGATAACGCGCCTGATTCTATTTCAAAGGCTAAGTATTCTGCCATGCGTGAAAGATCCGTAGGCTTAGGCTTAATGGGTTTTCATTCTTTCTTACAAAATAAAGGGATTGCCTTTGAAAGCGTGATGGCAAAAACTTGGAATAAAAAAATATTTAGACACATAAAAGCTAAAGCTGATCAAGCCTCTATTAAGCTTGGAAAAGAAAAGGGCGCTTGCCCTGATTACGAAGAATACGCCAATAAGACTGGTAATTTTTCCGATCCAGAGCGTTTTAGTTACAAGTTAGCGATTGCCCCTACTGCCTCGATAAGCATTATTTGCGGTGGAACTTCGGCTTGCATCGAGCCTATTCCCGCAAACGTCTATTCTCATAAAACGCTTTCAGGCACTTTTACTGTAAAAAATAGAGCTTTAAAAAAGTTGTTATCACAAAAAGGACTTGATACCGATGAGATTTGGCAATCAATTATTTCAAATGAAGGGTCTGTCCAGCATTTGCAAGAATTGACGCGTGAAGAAAAAGATATCTTCAAAACAGCTTTTGAACTTGATCAACGCTGGATTGTGGAGCTTGCAGGGGATCGGTCTCCTTTTATTTGTCAGGGGCAATCAATTAATTTATTTTTGCCTGCTGATATTGATAAGTGGGATCTTTTAATGTTGCATTGGAAAGCGTGGGAACTTGGTGTTAAAAGCCTTTATTATTGCCGTTCAAAATCAATTCAACGGGCAGAATACGCAGGTGAAAAGCAATCAACGCAAATAGAAATGTCTGTCAATAGAACAGATTACGAAGAGTGTTTATCCTGCCAGTAAAAATGTTTTCAATAAACCTCAAATTTGCTATATTTTGTCTTATGATAAAAATTTTTTTTGAGGTTTACAATGTCGAGTAATTTTCCAATCTTTCAACTCCCT